CCATAGTTGCTCTCGTATACGCCGGTCGCGCTCTCGGCAATCGCCTTGAACTGCGGGAGCGCGCCAAGCAGGTTGTAAATGCCAGCACCCGGAGATGCATCAATCTGGCCGGAAGCGTTCTGAAGACCACCAAGCATGGAAGCAGAAAGGACAAGGGTGTCCCCCTCCTTAACCTTCATGTTAATCTCCTCTTCGTCCATATTTGAGCCGTCCACCGCCTCTTTGGCGATGAGCGTGGCCTTTCCACCGGCCTTACGCATACGCCAAGCAATGTCGGAGGTGATCTGGTTCATCCACCGCTGCGGGTCGCGGGCGGAGGTCAGAGGGGCAACAACGTGACCGCCGAGGTAGCGCCATGACGAGAATTTGATCGGGAACTTGACAGAGTACACGTCATCGGGGTCAGACTCCTGCAAAGGATACATCCCATAGTCCAGCACAAGGTCACCAACCACCCCAACATCAGGAAGCCCGCTGTTCATGGGCGGCTTGGGTGCGGTGCGATCTGCGGCGAAGGGCATGTTCTTGGTATACCCGCCCGGGAGATACTCCCAAGGGATCATGGAGCAGTAACGAACTACTTCAATGGCCCGGCGCTGCTTCTTGCTTTTTTTCTCACTTGCGGTCCACGCATCGGTGTAGATGTTCATGGGCGGCTCGATGAGATCCTTGTCGGTAAAGTCAGGCTTTCCCGTGTCTGGGTTCACCTCGTTGATCGTCACATACTGTTCTTCACCGTCCTTGATCACGTAGCCACGGTCCACGTACTTCATGTCTTTCCAGTACATGGTGAAGACACGGGGACGGGATTGGGGCCATCCAGCATTGAAGTTATAGCCACCCGGCAGGATACGTGCCCACTTGTCAAGGGCCTCGATCTTATCCTTTACGGGGTTCCAGCGTTCGCCGATAGAAGAGACGTTCATCAGCGGACAATGGTAGACGAACTGACCATCAGCGAAGTCGGGACGCATAGAAGAGGTGTCCCAGCCCACTTCGCGGGGTTCGCACATCTCCCACTCGAGGTTGTTGCCGTTGATGAAACAATGGGCGGCAGCAGCCCCGGAAAGGGCCATATACCCAGCGGCAACCCGCTTGGTATCATCAAGCTTGCTGCGCTCGGCAAGCATGTTCATCAGGGAGTTCGCACCACGAATGATTTGATCCTGATAAGTCATGTCGAAGATCTGCTCGGTCTCTTGCTCGTTTGGAGAAATGCCCATATTCTCATAGACCGATGTCATTGCAGGTCCAGCCTGTGCGGCACGAGACATTACCATGGCCTTGGCAAGAGCGTCTTCTTTTCGCGTTTGCGCAAGATGCTGCGTGGCCGGTTCGGCCTTTGCGGTGATAGAAATGTTGTCCACGGCGCCGATCATACGAGTGAGCATCGGGGACAGGATGGGGAACTTGAACGGGATGCGGGATGTCTGAGCGGGACCATCGCCAAGGAACATGCGCACATCCTCCTCCTCGCCCCAGCGAGAGTCGATAGCGTATTCCATGTTCAGCACGTAGTTCGAGCGGTAGAACTCAATCCAAGCGCCTACCTGACGCGACAAGAAGTAACGCGTCCACAACGCATGATATGCCTCCCCCTTGTCCTGTTCGGGGGTCATCATGCTGGGCGGGATCATCGTGGCAATTGGAATCCACGTCCAAAAGCCACGGTTATTTGTCGTTGTTGGAATACTGGTGCCGCTCATCGACGTGATTGTCTAAATGCCCTTACACTTCCATCAAGCTCATCAACTACTGTCTGCTCTCGCTCAACAACTCCAAATCCCCCTTTTTCGAGGGTTTTAGATGTTTCCTCCAATAGCCTCCAAATACCGGGAGCGCGTTTGCTCCATGACTCCTGTTCCTCTAAGTCCATGGTGGCAATGTCAACTGCAAGCATTTCCTTGCAATTTTCCCGCACTCTTTGAGTGTAAAGATAATTCTCAACACGGGCCCCTAGGTTAAAAGACTCCATTCTCTTGAATGCAGACTTTATATTGTCGGGGAACCCTGTCTTGAATTCCTTCAGCTTTGACTCCCTTTGCTGCTCAGTAGGGTATGATATCCTCACACAGTTCTCCAGCTTTTCAGCATCCTCCATGTCGTAATAGGGAGATGCAGAACAGCGGAACCACCACACGAACAGAAGGTCGTGTGTCTTGATTGCATCCGGCTTGAACTCAGCATAGTCAAGTAGCTCAGGGTATTGGACCCGAAGGTCTTTCCCGTTCTTTGGAGCAAAGATCAAATACCTGTGCTCCAGCATTTTTTCTACAACGTCGCTTGTCATCGGTATTTTACTTCTACCTTTTCAGTTACATAATATGGCATCAGGTTCGCGCTACGCTTGATGACCCTCTTGTGCTTGTACTGCTTGGCGTCTGCGGTCAGCTCAATGGGCTGCTTGTTGATGCTCCTATAGCACAGTTCAGCATAGGCGATAGCGTAGACCATGTCGTCGTTGTAGACGTTCTTGTTCATGGTGCCCCATACAACAGAGCCGTCCGCCCTTGACTCCACCGAGATGTTCCTGACCTGACTCCAGAAGTCATAGTACCAGATGTTGTGGCCGTGGGTGCGAATGAGGTCGGTCACGTCGCCATACAGCGACTCCTTTCGGCTTCCCTTGCCCCCTTTCATGTCCACGCCATACAAATGGGTTCCTCCCCTATACTTCGGGAGCAATTCGTTACGGGTCAATAGCGACTCGCGGAGGTTGAAAACCGGGGAGCACTTGAAGTCGGTGTACCTGTGGCCGACGTTGATCTCCACAAGCTCCCGACAAGCCCGCTGCCCCTCGTTGCGGTAATACATGCCCATCAGAACGCTCTGCATGAACAAGTCTGCTGGGAATGTGGTCCTAGCGTTCAGCACACAAGCAACGGTCGGGATCCAGTGGGTGTCTTCGCCCTCTCCCACCTTCTTGGCCGCAGCATCCCATATTGCGCTGGAGAACCGCGAAAAACCGCCATCGTTCTGGATGGGGTCGGTCCCTTGGAAATACCTGTAAGCCCACCCGCGACTAGGCTCAATGAACATCTTCACGGGAGCGTCCAAATCATCGGATACGCTGGGCATCCACGAGACAGACTTGACCGGGTGCGGGAAAAGGCTTCCCTCGGGTAGCTTGACGGACTCATCCCAAATGGGAACGAACTTACCCGGGGTCGGGGCCAAGCCCTTTTTGTGGCACTCGTTCTGTATCCTGTTCTGCTGTTTGACGATAATCTCCATGGGCACCAGCGTCTTGTGGCTGGTCATGAAAGCATCATCGGGCTTGCTAGGGTAGTGGGCGCAGAACAACGAAAGACGCTCAGTTGTGGACAGCCCCTTGGTCTCCTCCGTTTGGCCACGCAGATACTTGGCTCTCTGCTTGAGGTAGAACTCGCGGGTCATACCCGGTCGGCAGGTCCAATCCATGAAGACAGGAACCCAGCCAGCGGTGTCCTCGCCTCCCTCCCAAGCGGCCATCAGGCCCTTGAAGTCGTTCTCAAACGCTCCTTGGCCGGTATTGTTGGAAGACCCAGTTCCCCATGCAAACGCCTGTCGAACCAGTTCAAATCGGCCTTTTGCCTTGTTGAACTGGTACATAGTGGGATCAATCTCCGCCTTCACCATCTGGAAGGTGGGGATGTTCTGGGCCTCATCGAACAGCGACCACGTTGGGGTGCGACCGTTCACGGTCATGCTGTCCTCTGCGGAGAGCAGACGAAACTCGGATATGTCCCGGCCCTTCTGTGCCTTGGTATCGCCGGGGTCAAAGTCAAGGATTGCGCTCTCCGACGAGAAACCCTTGCTCACGTCCACCTCTCCGATCATCCAGTGCGGGAAGTGCTGGAAGGTGGACTGGAACTTGTCACGGAACAGGGTTTTACCAGTTCCTTCCTTTTTGTGGACCATGAACACCCCACTGAACGAAGAGCGGACCACGCTTTCCAGCGCGGCCATGGCCATCATAGTGGAGGTAATGGCGGCCTGACGACCCTTTACAAGGTCAAAGCTGTTGCCCCGGTCCACAAGAAAAGCCAGCAATGCCTGCGGGGTGGATGCCTCGTACTGCCTGCGGCCACCGATAAACCCATCCTCCTTGATGGACACGTACTTGTTCAGTCCATAAAGCTTGTTATCGGCCACGCGGGCAAGTTCCCAACGCTTCCATTCATACCGCTCAACCGGGTCAATATCCGCTAATGTTCGTTTATCCTCCAGCCACCTCCTCGCCTGCTCTACGTACAGGTAGAATGGCTCGTAGGCAATAAGACTATCAAACTGCGGGATGTGGGAGTTTATGAACCTGCGGAACTCGTCATCGGCAGCGTCAGGAGCATCGGGCCTCCAGTGCGACTTTTGGATGTCAACATCCTTCCACTTTTCAGCCCAAGTCGCAGGTATTTTGTCGTAGTAGCAACTGCCCTCAAGATGCTGACCAGCCCTATCACCCTCGGTGATCACCGGTATTTCATACAGCCACAGGTGCTTCTCCCCGTTGTCGGGGGCCTTGTCCTCCTCCGCTTCGTATCCCTTTTGCTGAGCCTTAATAGCAGAAAGCTCCTGCGACAGGCCAGCGGACTTGATTTCCTGCTGGTGGGTTGGCGAAATGGCAACCCCTTCATAGCTGAGTTTCAGCAATAGCTCAGCAGTATGCTCCTGTATGGATTTTCTAGTATCGATGGCTACAAAGTTAGTACAAAGAACTGTATATCAGCAACTTATAGTATCTTTGCTCCATGTATCAATCGTGCGTTGTCTCGTCTGGCTTTGCAGAAGGCGTGACCGCCATTGTCTTCAAATATCACTAAGAGATGGCTAACTGGAGGTATGACGTTGTGCTGGGGGCAGAGTACATTCAACTTGTCTATACCGGAACAGGTGACTCGGCTCAAATCATTCACTATCGAACAGTGATTGATGCTGTTGCTCATGTCAAGTATAAGTATGTGTATGATACTTATAGCGGAGGTAATGACTTTACTCCATTAAGTCACAACCTTCCTCCGCAGGTAGTTGATATTTCTTCTACGGCCAACAACGCAACTTTGAGTCAGGATGCTTGGCCAGATCCAAACGATTTAACAACGCTGTCAACGTCTCAGCTTCCAAGCACCCTTTTTAAGGAGAATGGCGACTATCAGCAATGGTTTGTGCGCCTGCGTTACAACGATGGGCGGTTCTTGGACTTGCCGATGGGGAAGATTGACAATCAAGCAGGGTGGACAAATGACCAAGTTGGTTCAGCGGCGTGCCTTGATGACA